TGCCGAAGTAGAACGCCATAAATTAACTCGCGTTAGCAAATCATTACCAGCCGCACCTGAGCGTTCTAGAACAGTCTTATATGTGGTTGTGTTGCTGTAATTCATAATTTGTAGCAGCATCGTTCCTAGTGCGGTGGTTGTTCTGCCAACTTCCGCGCTGCTTTGGTTGGTGGTTCTGCCCGATGATGCGCTTGTGCCGTTTCCATATAAATAAGTGGCGCTGTAATTATTTGCGGTATCTGAGTTGAAAGTCATCCTAAAGTCATTAACCGAACCTGAGACAATTCCTAGGTTAGAAATCAAGATTAAATCTGTGTAAGTGCCAGCAATAGATGAGAATGTTACAGTTGCAGTTGATGTTCCTGAAACTGTGTTGGTTGCTATCGGGGTGTAGGTACTAGGCATTGTTATCCCTTAATTCCGTAAAGTGCGATGACTGAATACTGTTTCCATAATGAGCCGTAAAAAGGCTTAACTGTCACGCTAGTAACTGCGGCAGTATTTGACCAAAGACCTGAACCAAGTGCAGCCTGTCCGTTGCCATTGTTGTCATATCCGTTTAAGCCTCGGACTGTGGTGTATTTGTTTGTATTTGTGTAATCAAGTATGTCAATAATTGACACGCCAAAAACACTAGAGCCGTTGGAATCGCCCGCTATCCAGGGCAAGGTAATTGCTGAACCTGGGTAATTAAGTTGCGCAACTCCTAAACCTGAACCATCGCCCCACAAGCCGTGTGAGCCGTAGTTATTTCCAGTATCAGAATTAAACTGAATTCCAATTGCTTCGTTTTGGTCTGCTCGGTTTGACTTACCTAAAATGCGGATTTGGAGATGCTTATAGTCAGATGAGATAGAAGTAAAAGAAGCCGAAGCCTGACCGCCCGAACCAACTGTTACTGTCGCAATAGACTCATATGAAGGTGGAACATAGTAAGCATTTCCTGCAAGAAAACTGTCACTCTTGTTGAGAGTCTTAAGGCTACTTGTTGCTATACGTGTGATTGCCATTGCTCTCCTTATGAGTTCTTAATGCCGTATAAAGTTGCAGTGGAGTACTGCTTGAAGTTTCCACCAGACCAAGAAAGAGAAAGACTAGTAATTGCTGCAGTGCTTGACCATAATCCAGCAGTTAGTAATTGCTGTGCAGTTGTTGCGTTGGTTTCCATTACTGCATCGCCACTTGTTGATTTATAATTGCTTCCTGCATAATTAGGGATGTAAAATTCACCATTGTTAAATGAATTTGCTGTTGATGTATCTCCATTAGCAACGTCAAAGATGTCTGTATTGGTATAAGCCGACGCGCTTGCACCGTCTCCATAAAGCCTAGTCATCGTATAAGAGGTTGTACTTCCGTTAAGTCTTAGTACTGTGTTTGCATATGGAGAAGCATTGTTAAATCGCACAGAATATTTAATTGCTAGATGTGTATATGTTTGAGGAATAGAACTAAAATCAATAGTACTTGCCCCACCAGAACCTACGGTTACTGAGGCGATAAAATATCTTGCTGCTGGCATATTCTTATCTCCTAGTTAATTCCGTATAGTGTGAAAGTAGAACCAGCGTAAAAGTTAGAACCCGCAGTAGTGGTCAATCTAATAGATGTAATTGCAGATGTGCTGCGCCATAGCCCTGCGTTTGTTGCCGTTGCACCATTTGATTCAGTCCAGTTATAACGAAGCAATGAGGTCTTGAAAGTTGTGCTATTGCTATAGTTTTGAAGGTTTATAATAATGTTTCCATTAATAGCATTGTATGGAAGTTTAGTTCCAGCGGAAGCCCAATAGGCAGCACTGGCTCCATTGTATCTTCCATAATCTGCAGCAGGGGAAGCAGCGCTTGTTCCGCGAAGGTAAGTTCCAGAATAGTTTGAATCAGTTGTGTCTGAATTAAACTGCATCTTAAAGTAAGTATTAGTTGAATCTGTGCCAAAGTTTCCAACTATCACAAGGTCTGTATAGGAACCGCTGATTGAAGTAAAATCAATGTTGGCTGTAGAACCACCTGAAACCGTAGTGGTTGCAATGGGAATTTCTGTAGGCGTTGGCATTGTTACCCCGTATATCCGTATAGTGAAATTTTAGAATACTGTGGAAAATTGCTGGCAGATAGTGTAATGGATAAGGAAGTAATTGCGCTAGTGCTGTTGATAAATCCACTCCACAAACCCACTCGACCTGCCCCATTGTTGTCTCCACCCGCAAGGGTGCGAACTGTCTTATTAATTGCAGTTGAGGTATAATCAAGTAAATCAGTAATAAACACAAATTGCCCTGTGTCTGTGCGCTGTGCATAAAGCACCGCTGAATTGTAATAATCGGATGTAGCGGCAGCACCATCACTCATAAGTCTGTGAGCCTTTATTCCTGCTGACCCGTTGAAGATGTACTCAAAGTTTGAGTTTGTAGCATTGTCCGCTACGAATCCACGAATCTGTAAATGCTTGTAAGTGCTAGGAATAGATGTAAATGAAATGGTTGACGAACCTCCTGAACCGACAGTTACGCTGTCAATCAGGAATGTAGCACCAGGGTCAAAGGCAGTATTCCCCGTAAGCAAACTTCTACTCTTAGGAAATCCCTGCAGTATAGATGATGTCTTTACGCGGGAAGTTGCCATTGATTAGGATTCATCTCCGTAAGCGTGGAATGAAAGTGTTGCTGTTGAAGCGTACACAGTAATTACATCTGTTGTAGCAAGAGTAATGCCAAGTGTAAGAGCAGTTGTATCTGATGCACCGACTGTCACATCGTATGCTACATAGTGCACTGCTGCCAGTGTTGCACCCGCTGGGCGCACTGCAATACGGAATGTTGCTGCAGTAGCAGTCTGGTTACAGATAGTCAGTGATGAGACAACTGCTGACTTAGCAGATGGAACTGTGTATAAAGTTGTTGCTGTTGTTGCTGATGGGTTTACTTGCCCAAGTACTTTCTTTGCCATTTGTATTTCTCCTTGTAGTTGGTTAAGCGCCCATCATCATAAAGATGTCGGCTGTTGGGTCGGTAGTTACGGTTGCCCACGAAGCGGTTGTTCCGTCTGTGGTCAAATATTTTCCTGAGTTGCTTGTTTGACTTGGTAGCGCATCTACTGCACCCCAAGATGATACAGTTCCATTTGTAGTTAGATACTTGCCTGAGTTACCTGTCTGGCTAGGTACAACATAGGCTGTTGAGTCTGTAGCCACAAGAGTCTTGCTTGATGGAATAGAAGTTCCGTTGATAGATGTAGCAGTAGCCACACCAATGTCAGGGGTAACAAGAGTAGGGCTGGTATTCATCACAAAGGTAGAGCCTGTACCAGTCTGGGCTGCAACGCTAGTTGCTGCACCTACAGATGTAATAGGACCAGTGAGGTTGCTGGGTGCAACTGTGACTGTATCTACATAGCCCTTAGTTGCAGCGTCAGTAGATGTTGTGGGTGTTCCAAGTCCTGTTACCTTGTTAGTTCCCATTGCAAGGTTGCCAGTCATTGTGCTACCAGACTTGAGAACTACTGTGTCTGAGAAGTTTGCTGTGTCAGCCAAGGCTGCAGCAATCTCGTTAAGAGTATCAAGTGTTGTAGGAGCGCCATCAATTAGGTTGTTAATTGCTGTACCAACAAATGCTGTGGTTGCCACCTGAGTAGTATTAGTACCAGCGGTAGCAGTAGGAGCAGCAGGAACTCCAGTAAAGGTAGGAGATGCTAGTGGAGCATATGTGCTTGCTGCTGTGGCTGTAGCCAGTTTAGCGTCCAACTGAGTTTGGATAGCAGAAGTTACACCATCAAGGTATCCAAGTTCTGTGGCAGATACTGTTGACGATGGAGCAATCTTAGTCCATTCAATCGCAGCAGATGCGTTGACATCAGCGTTAACAATGCTGTTAGTAAGGTTAGTCTTGCTGTAAGCAATCTGAGCAGATGAGTTAATATCTGCGTTTACAATTGCTCCAGTACCAATAACTGTAGTTAGGCTTACATTGCCAGTACCATCAAAGGTAACTCCGCTTGCCTCTACATCTCCAGTAAGTTGGAATGTGCGACCAGTGGCTAGGGCTGTGGCTGTAGCAGCATTGCCTGTAGTTGAGCCAGAAGAACCTGTTACGTTACCAGTAAGGTTTCCTGTAAATGTACCTGCGATAGTTCCAGTACCAGTAATGGTTGGGCTAGCAATTGTTGGGCTAGTTCCAAGAACATTGGCTCCTGAACCAGTCGATGTTGTTACGCCAGTTCCACCATTGGCTACTGGAAGAGTTCCAGTTACACCAGTTGTTAGTGGGAGTCCAGTTGCATTAGTGAGTACACCAGATGCTGGAGTTCCAAGTGCTGGAGTTGTTAGCACTGGGCTAGTTAAAGTCTTGTTGGTCAGGGTCTGTGTGTTAGTTGTACCTACTACAGAACCTGTAATACCGTGTACGGCTGTAGAAGCCTCAGCGTGAACATTAGCCTCACGATAGTCACGACCAATAGCCATGTGGCGAACTACTGCACCAGCAGAGTGAGCCTGACCAGTAGCAGGACTTGTTTCTACACCACGAACAATTGTAAGGACGTTGCCCGATACGCCCGTAACGTCTACAATTTCTTCAAGTGCTGTATCTGGGTCAATAACAATAGTAAATGTAGAAGTGGCTGAAAGGCTAGCACCAGTCACACCACCAAGAAGGTTGGAAGCAGAACCAACCGTAATAGATGTAGCACTTGCATTAACACCACCCGATAGGGTTGTCTGTTGCGCACGTGAGGAGTAATTGCGTGTTGTCATTTATGTTCCTATCGGGAGAAGTGAACGCGAGGTGGATACTGCTTTTGTTGTGCTGATTTTTCTTCAGCAAGACGCTGGCTGTAAAGAGCGTATAGTTGTTTGGTTGCATTTTGTGATGAGCCAAATGGACGCTTGTTATCTGTTTCATCAGCCTGCGGGCTAGTCTGTGCTGCACGTGCTGGGTCAAGGTATGCAAGCAAACGATAGCAAGCACCAAGAATAACTACATCACGTGTAGACTCTGGTAAGCCAGTTTGAACGGAATAAGATGTTGTAAGACTTGTGCTAAGTTCTGTAGGAGCGGTAGCATAAGTAACTTTAACAGTACGACCAGGTGCTACACGGTCACCAATGGTGACTGTTTGTGCAGTAGAACCCCAAGTGCTTGTATCTGGGTTAGAGTCAAAGTCAAAACGTCTAATACGAATCCACTCTTTAGAAGAACCAATTTCTTCCCAGTGCATACTAAGAATGTTTTGTACGTTAAGATTATCTAACTCATAAGTTGTAACTGCTGGGTTAAAGGAAAATGAAGTTTGCTTAACCGCATAGATTACAGAGCCAAGTGCTTTGATTGTATCTTGAATTGCACGCTTAATTACAAAGCGTGGGAATGTAGGACTGATTGTAACTTTGTCGCCTTTAGTGTGAGCAGCCATGGTTGTACCAATATAACCACGACCATAGGGAGCGATTGTTGCTGTGTTTCCAATGCGGTCAATTGCATCAATCCAAAGTAGTTCATCATTGATTTCAACCGTACCCTTGCCAACTGATTCACTAGAACCAAGTGACATGCTAAGTGGTGCATCAACAGTAGACAAAGTAGCGGCTAAGTCAGCACGCAAATGCGTGGCTCGGTCTTGCTGTAATGTATAGCCAGCAAGGTTGATTACAACCTCATCTGCTAGTTCATTTAGTGTGATACCCACAGGTTACCTTACTTTCTTTTTTGTCCTACGAAAGCATCGTAGTAGTGCTCATCAAACGAGAACCGTTTCATATGCGGGACTGTAGCCCCAGTATGTGCATAGACAGGTACATCTGCCTTGTCACACAAAGCAAAGAAATAAATATCTTCACCCATAAAATTCTTACCATGTCCAATGTCAGAAAACAATGGAACGTTTGGCAGTACTGTTTTAATGCGGTCAACTATGCTGCGGTGCATAAGCACGTAGCCCATACCCGCTGCGCCAACTGGCATTAGTTTGTTCTTAGGTAATGGATGTATTCGGCTAATGCCAATGTTTCCATCATTTTCTACAAAGTTAAATAGTGTAGGCATTGGAGTCATAAGACTCTCTTCTGGCTGGTCGGTAGTAAAATAAACACCAGTTAAGATTGGACGTTCAATTACGTCTTTGTTATCCCATAGTAGTTTAAATGTATCTACACTTATAACTACATCTGAATCAACCCAAAGAATCCATTCAGCCTTAGCAGTCTCATACCAATGGTTAATAACTTTTTCACGCTGTCTAGCAATTTGATTGCCTTGACTACGTAGCGTTGTTACTACCTCTACGCCAGAGTGCAACATTACATCTGTAACACCCTGCATAAACTTGCCGTCTACCATACCGTTATCGCACCAAGCGATAGCCAATTTGTCGTTCATTGTCCCCTACCTTTGTTATCTACTTTTTGCAGTTTTCTTAGCAATTGCCTTAGGTTGCTTAACAAATTGCTTGCCCTTAGCATTGCCCTTTGCTTTAGCCCTATTAGTTGCTGCTTTTTCTGCAGGTGTCAGTGATGCCCACGCTGCTTCAGGTAAATATCTTTTCTTGCCCTTAGATGGCTTGCCATCAGAAGTCTTCCACTTTTGTGCAGTCCACTTCTTAAGAGACTTCTGTGACTTAGCAAGTGCCATTACTTGTAACCTCCGCCAGCCTTCTTGTACTGCACTGCAAGGAGTTGAGCCTTGCGTGCAGACCATTCTCCAGGGTCTCCGCCTTTAGAGCCAGCCTTAATCTTCTTAAATAGTGCAGCACGCATACCTAGTTTAGTGTAATTACCCGCAGCATTAACTTTAGATTTTGCTTTTTTGGCTGGCATTATTTTGTCTTCTTTGGCTTTGTATGCACAAGCACCTTACTAGATGTAGTGTGCTTTGCTCCTGTATGAACTTGTCCATTCATTTTATGAGTAGGACCTGTATATTCTTTACCATTTTTTAAATAGTGTTTAACTGCTTTAGCCATTACCACTTTACCTTATCTGCCCAGTATGCTGCAGACATCTTGCCTTTGGCGATATTCTTAGCATGACGTGCTTTAAATGATGCTTGACGCTTAGTGGGTTTTCTGTCACCAGTAACACCCTGTTGACCAAAGCGAATAGTCTTAACCTTACTTCCCTCTTTAGCCACAACAACGTGTGACTTCTTAGGATGGTTAGGCGTACGCTTTGGCTTATTAAAACCAGATACTCCTGCTCGCTTTAGTCTAGGGTCTGCCATGTTATCTGTTCTTATTCTTTGCTTTAAATACTGAATATGCTGTATCAACATATTCTTTGTATGTCATAGAGTTTGTTTTGTAAGCAGCAGACTGTCTAAACTCAGCAACGCTAGGTGCTGTAAACTTAGGTGCAGGTGTTGGCTTAACCTTAGGCTTTACAGTAGGTTTAACAGTAGGCTTTGGTGTAGGTTTTGCTGCAGACTTACGTGGTGTGCGCTCAGTCGTTGTTGTAACCTTTGGCTTACCAAGTGGATTTAAAATATTATAAGTAGTTTTTTTAACAGTTCTACCTGATACTGGATTTTTAGGCGCAGCCATTACTTCTTCTTTGCCTTCTTCTTTACTGCCTTCTTAACAACCTTCTTCTTTGCCATTTTCATCATCATGGCTTTTTCTTCCATTGATTCTGCCTTTGCATACATCTTGCCAGCCTTGCCAGACATTTTCTTGTTCATCATTATATTCCCACTTCCTTCATAACTTCGGCTACTTTGTCATTTACTTTGTGTGCTGGTGGCATCTTCTCTGCATTGTAAGGACGGTTTAACGTCTCACTTGCTTCGTAGGCTGCCCTTACTTTTTCTGGTGTAGTTCCACCAGGTTGTATTCCTTGTGCTTTTGCATCTGCATATCCATTAAGTCTGGCGTTCCATTCTTTCTTGGATATATCTCTAGCGGCATCACCTGTGCCTAATTCAAGAGTTCCTATTTTGCACCCAAAGCAACCTTCAACATACTCAGGATGCTTTTGTATCTTATGTAGATTCATTCTGTCCCTACTCTGCTGTAAAGTTTGCTTCTGTTACTCCAACATTGCCAGCAATAAGCGCAGCCTTAGTTGCTTCACTAACAATGTTTTTAGTTCCACCCATATAAACTTCGTCATATGTAAGCAAGTCATCCTGTGCTGGATAGCGCACTTGACGATATGTACCACCAGTTTTAATGATAGTAATACCACGGTCAATGGTGTAAAAGTCAAATAGACGATGACCGCCTGATGGACCTTCAGCCACCGTTGGTGTCTCAAAGATATAGTTTGTCATGCGTCCTCCTTAATGGACTTACTGATAGACAGGGATTACTCCCTGCCTATCCGTCAATCAACTAAGCGATTGATGAACCTGATTCGATTCGGTATAGTGCTTCTTCACGGTAACGTGCAAAGCCAAGTACGCCGTACCATCCGATTGGACGGAAGCGCATCAACTTGTCTGTTACTGGTCCGATGACTGTGTGTGGCTCTTCTGCCACAGCCTGTGCAAGTGCCTGCTTACCGCAAAGAATTGTGCGGTAGTTTTTAGCAGATGATGCACCGTCAGTTGCCACGTACATACGTGGTGACTCTACGACAAACGCTCCGCCGTACTGACCAACTTCTCCTGCCCAGATGCGGTCCTGTGAAGCACCGTACTGGTTAGGGATGAGCCAGCCTGTAGCAGATGAATCTGCCATGAGGTCGAATGTTACGTCTGGGTGCATACCAGCCCAGTAAAGTGAACCCTTACGAGCCTTAGCCTTGTTAGTACGTAACTTATGAACAGCCTTACGGATGTTAGCACCTGACATTGTAGCAGCAGCAGTAATTGTTGCTGTTGATGTTGCTGTTGAACCTGAATAGATTACGTTGGTTCCACCGCGAAGAGTTGTCATCGCAATGTCATCAATTGAATCTGCAAGGTTAACTGCAATGATGTTCGCAACTGCTGGGTCAACATCAGCAAGGCTGAATAGTTGAAGAGCGCGTGTTACGAGTGTTGAGTTACCATACTCCTGAAGAGTAATGGTTGTTGAGGTTGGTGTACCAAGTGCTACAGAATCGCGGTCTGCATCTTCTGTAAGAGCAGTGGTCTGTAGTGAAAGGTCTACGTAACGCTGTAGAACAACTGTAGAACCAGGTTGTGTCTGGTTTGTTGGTTGCTTATCAGCGACAGCACGAATGAGCGGCTCATCGCGGAGTGCGAACTCCAAGAGGCGGTCATAGGCTTTTTGTACCAAACCTGCTGAACCGACTGTACCTCCGAATGAGGACGAGCCAGTTGATGTATAGGCATTAGCCATTCTTTGTCACCTCCAAGTGACTAGTTGGAAACTATGATTGTGAGCGGAGGATTGACAAGAACTCTTCTTCAGACTGCGCATTGTCCATGCGAAGTTCTAGGTCTTCTGCTCGGTCAGGTGTAATTGCACCTTGAGTGATAACGTCCTGCTGACGTAATGCAGCACGGTCCATCTCACTTGCTTTAGGTGCGTCCTGCTCTGCAGTTAATCCAAACAAGTCTCCGTTATCTTCAAGCCAGTTATTAACTGACTCTTCAGAAACATCCTCTATGTCCTTAAGAATTAAACGCATTGCTTTAGGATTTACACCCTTCTTTTCTAGGACTTCTTTGACTGTACGTTCACGCTGAACTTTGGACAAACCGTCCAACTGTTCTGTGAGTTCCTTAATACGCTTTTCGTCAGCACGCTTAGCCTTCCGTAACTTCTTTAACAAGTCACTGCCATCGCCTGAGAAATTGTCGGTATCTAGGTCGTCTTCGTCTTCATCCCATATGTTGTTGCTCATAGCAACTATCCACCCTTCTATTGTTTGAGTTCGCAAGCCACAGTATCCATTCGGGGAAATGGGCTGGCTCTTGCTACCAGTCTGTTACGCTGACGGGGCTGGTGGGTCCGTTCAGGATATTAGATTTGACCTCTAGTGTTAGTTTTTAAACTAACCTGAGATGTGCCAGATGAACCAGAGAAAGCAGCAGTCTCACGTTCAATCAAACGCTGACGCTTACGCTTAGCAGAAGCCAAGCCCTTAAACTCTTCTTCTTCGGCTGTTGCTTTATCGTAGTTAATGCCTTCAACTTTATAGATAGCACTAAGTTTTTCTGATGTTGGTAGGTAGCCAGCAATCTTGCTATAACCAGCAAGAGCCTCTGCCTTATCAATACCAAGACGTGCAAGTTCTTCTGCAGTACCAAGGCTTGTCTGCCCTAGTCCTTGCGTCATAGACGCACCACTAATTTCAGCAGCAGTTACCTTCTGCTTCAACTGCGCCGAACCTTCTTCTGGGTTCAAGAAGTACTTAACAAGGTCTGTATCCGTAATGTTATAAAGAGTTCTAAGAGCAGTCTTTGTGTTTGTATCTGCTAGATTAACGCGGGTAACAACAGTAGAAATACGGTCTTTAAACTCAGCCGCTGATATATCATTGCCAATAACATCAGCCATTTTCTGCTGACGAGCAAGACGGCTGGCAGCATCTGATGCTATACCAAAGTAATCTGAAAGACCATATGACCTAAGGGTTTCGCTATAATCATTTTCAAGTTCAAGATACTCTGCTTCGCCTAGAACATTAAGTCCTTTTGCTACACGCAGTTCATTGCCCTTAAATCTATCCTTATAAGCCTTTTCTGTTTTAAGTCTTAACTTAGCCTGTTCTACGCCAAGGTCTTCTTCCATATAGCCACGGATTACTGGAATTAAACTTTCTAATCCATACAACCTAAACGCTTCTTCTAGTAATGCATATGCATCGCGTGTTGCTTTATCAATTTCTTTTTTAGCAGCGTCGTCTTTAAAGTTACCATTTTCATCTGTGGGTGTTTCGTTTTCTTGAAACCCTCTATCTGGTGAAATAGTTGGTACATACTGAATAGGACCAGTTAGATTAGATGCTTCTTCTGCTTTACGAAATTGTCCTGGAGTTGCCCTTGTTCCAGTTGTAGCAGTTTTTGGAATAACAGAAACTGGTGTTGGTTTATAACCAGCAGGTGCACCACCAATTGTTACAGTAGGCTTAAGTGTTTGTGGTTTATATGACGCTGGTGCTCCGCCGATAGTAACTGTAGGTACAAGTTTTGGTGCAGGTTTTTTAGCCATTATGCCATCAATCCGAACGACTTAAGAATGTCAGTCGCATAGTTAGCGGCTTCTTCCTTAGCGTTCTTTGTATTAGCCCATGCAGGGTTTTTACGAAGCCTCTTATTAAATTCTGTCATAGATAGGTTGCCAGTTAAACCATCTTGAACATCCTTATCGAATACATCAATAGCATCCATGTTAAGTTCAAGCGTCTGTGCCTTTTGATAAATGTAATTACCAGCAAGTTCTTTTACGCTTACGTCACTTGAAATCTTATCTGCAATAGCAGCATACTGTGGTTGTGATTTAGCAATCTGTAGAATTTTAGATTTAGTAGCCTCTAGGTTTTGACCCTTTTTGAAGTTACTTGCTACATAACTCATAGCCTGTTCTTTGGTAAGGACCACTCCGTAGTTCTTTGCAAAAGAAAGAATAGAGTTTACATCCTTTGCCGACGAGCCTCCAGCATTGAGCAGTGTATCAATATCGCTACCTTGAATAGCCTTTCCAGCAACCTTGCCAAGAAGTAAGGTCTTGTCAAGGTCAGACATAAGTTCACCAGTCTGAGTACTACCCAGCCTGTTACCTTCAGCGTCATACTTAGTAACAGTAGCCTGAACTGCTTTCTTTTCTGCCTCACGAAGTAATTCATAATATGCGTTCTCTTCTTCTTTGGTTGCATTGCGACCAAGATTAGCCATAAAGAACTGGTCAGCATCTTCTGCTGCGTCCTGACGCTTAGTTACAATAGCATCATATGCAGTCTTTGATGTTGGCTTAGCAGGCTTAAAGCCACTATCTAGGTAGTCAATAAAGTTAACTGGTTTCTTAATGCCATTGATTGTGTAGTTGTCTACAGTTTCAATTGAAAACTTACGTACTGTGTAAAGTAAACTTTTGTTAAAGTCCTCTGCAGATACGTCACGCTTGTTGTATGTTTCCTTGGACAAGCCACCAGTCTTGTATAGTTTATCAAAGAGTTCATCAATACCACCAGGACGTGCAGTTGCATCAACAAGCATCTTCTTACGAAGAGCATCAAAGTCAGTAAGTACTTCTACATCAGTGTCTACACCAGCAGCCTTTTCTTCAAAGCCACTCTTAAGAACTACGCTAGGCTTTTTACGTGCAGCACTAGGACCCACATAAATGAATACTTCACCAGTATCATTCATAACCATTGTCTTACCCGTTTGAGGGTCAACGGTTACACCAGGGTATCCACCCTTTACTTCATTAAATCCTTTTAGGAATGGGTCTTGTTCTTCTAGTTTTTTCTGCTCAACAAAAGCATCTTGTTCTTTTTTGGCACTAGCCATCTGCTTTTCAAGTTCTACTTCTTCAACATTAGTATTAAGTTCGTAGAACTTACCGCCACTCATGTAGCCAAGAAGGTTATTAGTTTTTTTATCTATAACCTGATTAACGAAACCAAGAGGAATACGCTTATCAACGCCATAGTTAATAACCGATACAACGCGTGAATTAGCGGGCTGCTTTGCCATTGTTATCCTTTCGGTATCGCAACATATGTGTCACGTGAATAGTAGTTAAGAATTGCACGGAAGATTGCACGGTTGGCTTCCTTAAGCATAAGGTCACCAATAGATAAATCAGCAATCATCTCTTCAATTTGTTCTTTACGAGTACGCTTAATCTGAGAAAAGTTAGTTGAGCGACGCGCTGTAGAATCAAGTGAAAGATTAATAAAGTCACGAATCTGTGTGGTGACATTAAGCATCTTTGCACGTGTTTCTTTCGGCAGGTTAACATTTATATCTACAAGCATCTGCTCCATGCTAACAAGCATGCGCTCTTCTGATGCAACCTCATTACCACCAGCAGTTAATGCTGCCTCAAGTAATGGGTTAGAAGCCTTTAATGCTGCACGGCGATTAGTAGAATCTTGAATGATAGCCCTACGTTCAGAGATACTGGATGTATTGCTAAGTAGTTCACGCTCTTGACGACCAATGTCGTAGTAAGCCTGCTTATCCTGAGACACAAGAACATCTGCGTAGTACTTCTCTACATCTTTGTCCTTGATAAACTCTGCTGCTTCTAGCCAAGCATATGTAGCAGCATCAAATTCACCGACATAGGGAGCCAAGATAAAGGCTGATTCACCGTATGTATTAATCATGTTTTTGTTCTTGATAGCCCAAGTCTTTAGTTCCTTGGTTTTTTGAATAACAGTGTTAGTTTGCTTCTCATCACGTGCTACTGTATAGACTAACTTGTTTGGATTCTTACCAACAAAGGTAGCAAGTGCCATTTCATATGGGTCTTGAACATCACCATTGTATGTCTTAATAACACCATTGACTAGGTCATAGAACTCTGGACGCAACCCTGTAATTCCGACATCTTTAAGATAGTCTGGAACTCCAATGCTCTCCTGTATGGATGGAGCAAGCGGAGATAACATGCCAAGTATTCCACGCATAGCAAGAATGTTGTGAGCAGATATACGAATCTGCTTTAGGTATTCATACTTCTCTGCTTCAGTAGCCTTAGGGTCAAGACCGCGTCCTTGAGACGCATTGTATGCAATTGCTGCCATAGCAGCAGTAGCCTGTTGGCGATTCTTTTCATCCTTGTTTATAATAGCCCAGGTCTTTTGCAATGATGCAGGAACAACGGCACGAACAATATCCATGCCTTCACCAATATTACCAAGAGCAAAGTTATCTAGTTCTTCACCAATTAACTCACCTCTTGCGCCAGTTTGACCTAGCAAAGCCTTCATTGTAATAACACCAAGTGCTGAGATAGGTCCGCTAAGTGTAGGCAGACCAGCATCAGGGCTGAAAGATGGGTTAGCCAACTTCAACTTCATAGTAAAGTCATTAAAGATAGGCTGTTGGAAAGCACTATTGCCAGTAAGTGTACGCACCGTACCATCAACAGTCTTAAAGATTACGTTATCCATAGGCATCATTACATATGGGTCACCCTTAGCATCTTCATGGATGAATCCAGATGAATCTAGCCCAAGGTGCATCAAGCGAATACGATATGCCACACGTAGTGGAACATCACGCATGCGATAAATGCGACGATGAAAGTCTTCTGTAGCACGATAAAATCGGCTTACGTTACGCTGAGCAAGAGCAAAGTTAGAACGGATAGATGGGTTATCTGCAAACTTAAGTACTGTATCTGCAGCCTGCTGTGTAGCAATCTGCACGTATCTACGCACTGTAAGTTCAGTAGCGTTCTCTGTTGCTTCTCTAACCTTCCAAGCAGGTGGATTAT